AAAAGATGTACTGTTTTTAGTATTACTATTCGGTACACTATATGTTTCACTAATAATATTTCACTAATGGATAAATTAATAAAAGAATTAATATGATAATTACTAATAAAATAACAGGTAGAGATGTAACAAAAGAGTGGTTTGCGTTACTTGAAGGTATAATTACTAAAGATGAATTTGAAGTAATAACATTAACTCGTCCTAAAACTAAACAACTATGAGAAAATACTCACATAAAAAAATACTAAAACTTACTCGACAACAAATAATGTTAGTTGAAGATGAATGGTATGACAAGTTTAATAGAAGTTATTACAAACAAAATACGACTTTAGCAAGATAATATAATAAAAAATATGAATAAAATCAAAATCAACCAATACAACTCACTTAAACAACCAACTTCTTATACATTATACTATGCAAATGGCGATGTCGAAGTAGTTAACAAAATAATAACTAGTAGTTACTATGATGGTGCTGACCAAAGTTGTCACTCATATCGCAAGTTCTACAAAATAAACAATACACTATATGCCTAAATACTACGAAGATTTAACACTAGAACAAATGTTTGAGCAATATGATCACACTCATATGATGTCAGACGACCATAGAGCGTATCAAAATGGCCAACGCCAACGCGAGATATGGATAAAAAAGATGCAAGATGAGCATGGTGGCTGGACAAAAGAACTAGTCGATATGTATAACAAGCATGCGCCTGCAGGTAGGTTTCAACTTGATTGGCAATTTATAAAAATGGCGGGGTAGAGCAGTGGTAGCTCGTGAGGCTCATAACCTCAAGGTCGGTGGTTCGACTCCACCTCCCGCAACTAAATTTAATAACTATGACACACGAAAGTAAATATAAACAAGAACAAGAAGCACTTGAGAATGCATTTGTAAGACAATTGCTTATTAAGTACAATATTAAAGAAGTAACTACGCAAAGACAAGCGATCAATGGTACAAGAGAATTTGAATTTCCTGTATCTTCGCTAGCACCTAATACAAGGTATGGTAGAGTAAAACCAGATAGCTTTCCTAAATTAAGATTAGCGTGTTTCAAAACAGGTTATGTAAGAAAACAAAACGGTTGCTACTCACCGTATCAACTAAACCCTACATATAAAAGAAAGAAAAAGTGGGTATTTTTAGAGTCAAATGGCACTGTAACTAAAACGTTTACCACTATATCAAGAGCTAGAATATATAAAGGTCTTGCTAGATTAAACTATATGTTAGAATACTACTTAAGAAATTACAAACAAAATACGAATCCTGTCAGATAATATATACGAATGACAAAATGTAAATGTAAAAATATAATACCTCCGCAGCGCCTCGCACTAGGTTATACCTCTTGCGTCGACTGTTCGACCACTGAACCATATGGCTGTGTGGCAATCACATACCATAAAACCGGCAATACTATTCAAATTATGCCAAAAAGTCAGGCGAAACGTGTAAGAAAGCTTGGCGCTAGACGAGGTTATGGAACATGCTTAAGATAATAATATGGCAAAAATAAAACAAATGGACATAGTAGCAGAAGAAATAGCTACAGATATACTAGAAGAAATATACAAACATAGTGATTGGCAAATCGGCCAGTTCTTACCAGAATCTTGTGAGGGCGATGAATACAATGATGCTCATAGTTACCTCGTAAAGCTGGTCGCTCGCCACATCGCTATTAAAACAGATGTAATAACTAACCAATACTACGATGAGTGATTCAATAAAAGCATGGTATGACATGCAAGACGAAGAAAAATTAAAGACTATCGAAGAGTCTAATGAAAGAAGATATTTATGGGTACTAGACTTTGAAGAAGCCAGAGTATTCATGTATAACATTAACAGAACAGATTTAGAACATGAGCATTATGAAGATATAATGAAACTAAAAGGTCATAATCCAAATAATTGCGAGTGGATGATTTGCAAGTCAGATCAAATCTATAAATAGGGAGTGATAAGGTGAGCGACAACCGCGGCGAAAGCAAAGGTGTCAACGGCGGTTCGATTCCGCCCACTTCCACTAAATACCGGCCTAACAGTAAATCGACGCCTTGGCTTCCTTAAGGTATCAGTTGTACAAAGCCAGTCGTAGTGACAGCCGGTAAGATATTACAATACAAATACGAATGTGTTTGGATAATACAATAAACAATTAAATATAATCACAATGAGCAAAATTAAATCAGTTTACGACTTGCTAAAACCTTCAGTTAAATCTGAGTTGCAAGCTAGCGCTAGAAAATACTCCAGTGCTAAACTACTTAAGTATACTCTTATGTCTAAGACCCACTGGTCAGACCTTACAATGAGAGATATATCAGAGTTACTAACTTATTCTAACCTAACAGGTTACAAGCTATCAGCTTACGACTTTATGTATGGTGACAATATAATAGATGATAAACAATGAAAAATGTTTTAACACCTGATATAGTCAGAGAAGAATTAGAAAAAGACGGCATTATATTCGGCTTACGAGATGAAGATGCTGCAGAAAAATTACTAGAGTATTTTGAAAATGACTTTGGTAGCACTATAGATTACGAATCATCATGGGCCAAAGGTCATGAAGGTTTACTAATATACACACAAAGTACCGCTGATTCATATGATTTATATGTGTGCACTAATACACACGGTAATGATATATATTGGGACAGTGATGTATTCTATTACGAAGACCATAACACGTTTTCTGAAAGAGCTATTGAACAGTTAGCTTCTGGTTCAGATGTGTGGGTTGATCCTTCTATATGGGATGAGATGGAGTATGAATTTAATGCTCATTGCACTGATGCATATGAAGATTATTACAGTGAATTATTTGATGATAAAAAAGAACAATTATTAGAATCAGGAAAATATGATAGATATGAAGACTAAACAAGAAAAACCTAAATGGTTTAAAGGCGCTTGGTATAAAACAGGTGATATTGTAGAAAATCCATTTAGTGGTGAGTTCTGTGAACTAACAGGTCCAGAATTAAGTATGTATGACTTTATCAAAGGCGCTGAATATACTATAGCAGTGACCTATAATGATGATATACTACACCCTGATACAAGTAAATTACAAAATGAATTGTATAAAGGTATTGATTGGTTTAGATCAGAAAATCCTTCAGCTTATATGACATTACTAGATTAATATGACAACAGAACAATTTAATGCGTTAGTAAATGAGTTAGACTCTTACGCGCAAGAAACAATGAATAAAAAAGGTCCTGAATATACTATGCAGGATAAAGACGTGCTAAACAACTTTAAATCTACTGCTAAAAAGCTTGGTGTAGATCCGTTGATAGTATGGTATGCTTATTTTGATAAGCAAGTTAGCTCAGTTGCTTCACATGTTAGCAATGAAGATCTGAATAAAGCAGAGCCTATGATCAGTAGGTTCGGTGATATAATAAACTACGCAAAGCTTGGCTTCGCATTATTTAGAGAAAGAGATGATGTGTAAAAATGTTATGGTGACTTTGTTGTCTCTAGTAGAAAAAGAGATGAAAAAAAGAATCGAACATTCATACTTTGAAGAAGAGTCTGACAAGTGGAGTAAGTTCCATGATTATATCAGAGAAATACGTTTAACAATAAATAAAGGCGGAATAAAATGAGTACAAGAAATTTAACAATGATAGTTGATAGAGATTATGCAAGTCAAAACGAATTAGGTTTTGCTGCTAATCCATCAGTATATAGTGACAACAGCTATGTAAATATGTATTTACATCACGATGGTTACCCTGAATGGCAAGGTGTACAGTTAGCAAACTGGTGTCACGCTAATGCTAGACAAGATGGCTCTGCTATGGCTGCAAAGCTAGTACACGATATGTACTATGACAGTTGCTACTTATATGCAGACCATCAAAACATAGATCATAACTATACTTATACAATATGGGTAGGTGATGCTGATGATATATGGATTAGTTGCTGGAATCAGTATACTAGCAAATGTGTATTTGTACTAAAACCAGAAAAGATTATATCTAAATATATGACAGATATGGAGTACACAGACTTTGCAAATAATGAAACAAGATACAAAATAAATACGGATGGATTTAGATAATATAAACGATGCAACAATTGATTTGATAACCGAAGCTGTAATTAAAAAAATGCTTTACAAATTCAAACAAGAGTATCATCAACTTGAAACACCTATGAGTATTCAAGAATTAATGAAAGGCTATATGCCATTCAGAGAAACTGAAGAAGAATATCTAATTGCTGAAATGGCTAGACTACACACGTTGTTAGCTTTATATGAAGGCAATGAAGAGTTCATGAAAGCAGCAATAATAAAAAGAAGATTAGAAATAGTAGAAAATAAATTAAACAACTTATGATTAAACACAATGCAATGTTGGCACACAAGTTCGACAAGTCTAGAGTAGACTGGAACAGCCAAAAAGTATTTATACAAGCAAAGCTCGACGGTGTTCGTTGCTTATTCACAAAAGATGGTGCGTATTCACGTAACCACAAACAATTCATGAACGTTAGGCATATTGAAATGGCTCTCAAGCCTTTCTTCGATCAACATCCTGACGTTATACTCGATGGCGAGTTATACAATCACAAACTAAAACATGATTTCGAAAAAATTATATCATTAGTTCGTAAACAAAAACCTACCGACACTGATAGACTAGATGCTCAGCATCTCGTACAGTTTCATGTATATGATTACTTCGATGGTACGAGGTATGATTCATATGATACTAGACGAGATCAACTTATATGTTCTGACATATATGATGCTCAAGTCAAATACGTACATGCTAAACAAGTTAGCAGTTACGAACAAGCTAGAGAAGACCATGCCACGTTCTTACTTGCTGGCTACGAAGGTAGTATCATCAGACTAGATGGTCTATACAAACACGGTAGATCTTACGACTTAATGAAGTTCAAAGACTTTAGTGATACCGAAGCTACAATTGTTGGCTACGAAATCGGTAAAGGTAAACGTTCAGGCACGCTAGGCAAGTTCTTAATGCAAGATGACGATGGCGTTAAGTTTGGTTGCCCTCCCGGCAAAGGCTATACGTACAAAGACATGGCAAATATGCTAGCTAATATTCAAGATTATATTGGCAAGCGTGCGACGTTTACTTATTTTCAAAGAACACAAGCAGGTTCATACAGACACCCGCTATTTAAAACAATACGTAACTATGAGTAGAAAATTTAAAAATGATGTACTGTTTAAAGTCTCAGTAGACGTTAACGGTAAGCAAGAATATAATTTTATGGAAAAAAATTATGATCAGCTATGCGATAAGCTAACTGATGTTATGATACGAGAAACTTTATGAATATATTTTATTTACATAAAGATCCTTATAAAGCTGCACAGATACAATACAATAAGCATGTGGTTAAAATGATCTTAGAATCAGCCCAGATGCTTTGTACTGCGCATCATCATTATAACAACGGAGATAATGTACCTTATAAAAAAGCACATTACAACCATCCGTCAACCATATGGTGTAGACAAAACAAAAACCATTATAGATGGTTATACAATCATATGATAGGTTTAGGCCAAGAGTATAAAGCTAGATATGGTAAAGAACATCTTACAATAACTAAATGTAGATTACCATTATTTAAATATCCTGTTGGTATGCCAGACGGTAAGTTTAAACAACCTCCACAGGCTATGCCTGATCAGTTCAAGCGTGATTGTGCTATACACGCATACTGGTTATACTACGTGTATGACAAAAAACATATAGCGCATAACAAAGAATCATTATATGATACTAAATACATTAAAGATAATTTTGGTTACAGCGACGATTTATCATGCTACACCGGAGCAGACGGACAGCACTCCTGACATAACGGCTAGTAATAAAAAGATAGATCTTAGTAATCCACAAAAACATAGGTGGATAGCTGTATCAAGAGATTTAGAGGCTAAAGGTCTAACGTTTGGCGTAAAAGTCAAAGTTACTGGAGCCGGTAATCTTGACGGTATATGGACCGTACAAGACAGAATGCACCACAGGTGGTTATCACGTATTGACTTTTTAGTCAATGAAGAAATTACAGGTGGTAAATGGGAAAATGTCAGAATCGAAATAATCGATGATGACAATAGGTTATAAGATATAATTAGTAATAGGCTAATGTCACAGAATAGAAATATAAAATGGTTAAATGATAGACGCATATTATATAGGAAAGATCCTGTTAATGATGTGCCCACTATTGAAACTGAACAATATAGATACTACGAAAATGGTACGTATGAGTGTTATCACTTGTTTAATAGCAAGGCTAAAATAACTACATACAAATCATTGAAATGGCACATGCTTGTATTATATTATCTTAACGAAGATGTAGATTTAAGACCTGTTTTTAAATTTATAGCTAACAAAGAAAATGGTTTTGTAACCTTCTTCATTAAACAGCGACTACTAGATGAAATGATAGAAGATGTATTAAAACAAGGCGGTGACCCACCGTCAAACAAGCTACGTAAAGTAGTGTTTAAAGATTATTCAGGTTTAGACTTGAGTGGTAAATTAAAAATTGTAGGTCAACTAATAGGTAGATCTAGCATTGACAAAGATATGATATATGATACTATGTTGGATTTAAACGACATGGGTAAAAAAATAACTATCAGTCGTGTTGCTGGTTTACTTAATTGCTCTACAAGAACAATACATCGCCATATGTGTGATGATTTAAAACAAGAAAAACAAATACTAAATGAAGAAATATAATTTAGATAATTATATAAGGTACAAAAACGAGGTTCAAGAACTTGTTAGCAAATTGCCTGAAGTACAAAATAATGACTTCACAATATATGATGATAAGCAAATGATAACATGTTTTTTACCGCTAGTAGAGAACGTTGCAAGAAAGTTTTCAACTAGTCAACAAGCCTCAGGTGTAATGACTATACTTGATTTGATACAAGAAGGTAGCGCTGGTTTAACACTAGCTGTTGGCAAGCTTGACAGATCTTTGTTGTTAGAATCTGAAGACCAATTAAAAACATTAAAATCATTTTTCTCAAAACGTATCAAAGGTGCAATACGTAGAGCTGTAGATATTAATCGTGGTAACATGAGAATACCTGAGCATAAACTAAACGAAATACGTAAGAACTTTGGTCACAACAAGAAAATGGTTGAAATGTTTTTCAATAGTATATTTTTAAGTATTGATGAAAAGAAAACAGACCTTAATGAAGACTGGGCTGCTCAGATACCTGATAAGTCAGAGCCATATAACGTGGGTATGTTAAATCAATATTTAAAAGGCTTACTTAAAAAACATCTAAACAATAAAGAGTACGAAGTATTACGTATGAGCTATGGTTTAGACTGTGACAAGCATGATGCTAAGACAATAGCTAGTAAACTAGGTATACAAGGCAGCAGTGCATATGTACGTGTTTCACAGGTTAAAAAACAAGCAGTACAAAAACTTATTGATAATGTAGATTACACACAAGTGCTTGATTATCTTTAAGTTATAGAGTGAACAATTGATTAAATAGCGTTCACCAATATGTAATTATAGATATAGACAATTTAATTTTATAATATGACTTTACAACAAAAACTGGCTCAGATTCAAACTGAGCTCAAGGCTAAAAAGAGTAGATTTAATTCTTTCGGTAAGTATTACTTTCGTAGTGCTGAAGATATACTTGAATCAATAAAGCCTTTCTTACTAAAGTACAATGTAACCGTTACTGTAAACGAAAAGTTAATCGCAGAATCTAACGGTGTTCCAGTACTAAAATCAACAGCTACAATACACGATGAAAAGGGTATGATGTTATCAACATCAGCCATAGTCGGAGTAGACTTAATGCAAAAGGGTATGCAAACTCCACAACAGTTTGGTAGCGCATCCTCTTATGGTAAGAAATATGCTTTAGGTAATTTGTTCCTTATTGATGACACACAAGACAGTGATGCTACAAACAATCACAAGTCTGACTTCGATGTGGATGCAGCTAAAAAGTATATCAAATCTGGCGGTACGTTAGATGCGATAAAGAAAAAATATAAACTTACTCCTGAACTGGAAAAACAACTAACACTATAGTATGACAAAAGAGGAGATCCTAAAAAAGCTACGTAACGATGAAGATTATTATGGAGACTTTGGTAGGAATTTTTTAAGTACTTCTGATATTGGTGTGTTGTTAAAAAACCCATTAGCTTATGGCCAACCGTCAAAACAAACATCTGCATTTTTAGTAGGTGGTTATTTTCACACAGCTATACTTGAACCAGATAAACTGAAAAAGTATAAAGTGATACAATCATCAACTAGAAATACTAAATTGTATAAAGAGATGTCTGAAGGCGAATTATGTTTATTACAACATGAAGTTGATCATATTGAACTTATGACTGAAAAAATTATGAATAATGAAGTTTGCAAAAATTTAATTCAAGGTGCTAGCGTTGACTACGAAGTACCGGGTGTTGCCAAACTAAATAAATATACCTGGAAAGGTAAAGCAGACATTATTAATCATGATGATAAAGTTATAGTTGATTTGAAAACTACAGCAGATATAAACAAATTTAGGTCAAATGCATTTAGGTATAATTACGATGCACAAGCATATATATACAGTCAATTATTTGGCTACGAAATGATATTCTTAGTTATCGACAAAACAACACACCAAATAGGAGTGTTTGACTGTTCTGCTGAATTTTATTCGTCAGGGCAAGACAAGGTTAATAGAGCAGAAGATGCTTATGAGCTGTTCTATAAAACCAAGGATTTTAATCCAAAACAATATTTCATAAGTAAAACACTTTAATATAATAATATGGCAAGAACTAGAAAAAGAACATGCGACGTAACAGGCATGACAACAAGCGTTAACAATTTTTACACTAATCAATCACATGTAAAAGCTGTTGACAATTTAAGAAGAGGCACTGGTGCTACAAAAGCTCAGATGTCTAGAATGTTTAACCAATTAAATGCTTATTAATTATGGCAGGAATTATTAAAACCAGTATTAATCTTTCACAAATACCTAAGGATAAAATTATCACAGGTAAGAAAGGTAAATACTTACCAATTAGTATCTCAATCAACGATGAACCTGATCAATTTGGAAATCAAGGTCCAGTTGTAGTAGATCAAACCAAGGAAGAAAGAGAAGCTAAAGCAGCTAAAACTTACCTTGGTAATTGCAGAGTTGTTTGGACAAACGGCGCGTTCCCAGAACCCGTTAGTAATCCACAAGCTGATGGCTCTGTAAGTGTGCAGCAACCTGTACAAGATGTAAAAGAAGATTTACCGTTTTAAATATTATAAATGCAAGTAGAAGATAAAGAGATCAATGGATTTTTGATTGATGAGTTCAATCAATACAAGCTTGACGTAGGTAAAACACAGGGGATTTGTCCTCTGTGTTCCCACGACAGGAAACCCAAAAATCAAAAGGCCAAATGTGCGTCTTATGATTGGGAACGTGGTCTCGGTACTTGCCACAACTGTAATACAACTTATCAACTACATACTTACAAACGTAAGGGAGCTAGTGAACGTGAATACGTACGTCCTAGTTTTTCAACTAAGACTCATGAAACTCCCAGTAGTAAAGTTATAGAATGGTTTAAGTCCAGAGGAATATCTCAGGATACTTTAGAAGCATTAAATGTTTCTGAAGGTCCTGAGTTTATGCCTCAAACTGGTAAAACTGAGAACACAATTAAGTTCAATTATTTTATAGGTAACCAACTAATAAATATTAAATACCGTGACGGCGCTAAAAACTTTAAATTATATAAAGGTGCTGAAAAAGTATTTTATAATATTAATAGTATTGTTGGTCATACAACCTGTGTAATAGTTGAAGGCGAAATAGATGTATTATCATTACATGAAGCTGGTATAAGAAATGTTATATCAGTTCCAAATGGTGCTACGTTAAATCACAATAACCTAGATTACTTAGATAACTGTATAGATTATTTTGAAGATAAAGAAAAAATAATACTAGCTGTAGATGCTGATGAACCTGGTACTATGTTAAGACAAGAGTTTATACGTAGGCTTGGTGCTGAAAACTGTTATTTAGTTGATTTTAATGATTGTAAAGACGCAAACGAATACTTAATAAAATATGGCAGCAACGAGCTTGCTAATGCTATACACAGCGCAATACAAGTTCCGCTGGAAAATGTTACAACACTTAAAAACGTAGAAAATGATCTTAAAGACTTTGTTAAAAATGGTTTTAAACCTGGCTACCAAGTTGGGCTCAAAAATTTCGACGAAGTATTCAGCACTTATACTGGACAGTTTATTACTGTTACTGGTATCCCTAGTAGTGGGAAGTCTGATTTTGTTGATCAAATGGTTGTAGGGTATAATAAAATGTACGGTTGGAAGACTGCTTTTGCTAGTCCAGAAAACGCACCTATTTATTTACATGCCCATAAACTTATGCGTAAAACGTGGGGTGACATGCCTTCACCTAGTGATATTGGTAGTGGTAAATGGAAAGAAGTTTCTGACCACGTTAACGATAACTATTATTTCATAGATATGGATAAATATAGTTTAGAATCAGTATTACGTAAAGGTGCAGAGCTAGTTAAACGTAAAGGTATTAAATGCCTTGTGATAGATCCTTATAATAAGGTCAGAGATACAAATGCAGTTTCAGATGATGTTAATAGATATACTATGGACTACTTAGCTAAGATTGAGCAGTTCTGTAAAAAGTATGATGTTTTAACGTTTATAGTAGCACATCCAACTAAAATGTATAAAGGCCAAGACGGTAGAATGGAAGAACCAACTATGTATAACATAAAAGGCGGTGGTGAATGGTATGATGCTAGTTATCACGGTTTATTAGTACATAGAGATTATGAAGCCAAAACTACTAAAGTAAAAGTACTTAAAGTTAAGTTTCAAAACCTAGGTGAAAACGGCGCTGAGGCGCATTTTACATGGGAGCGCAGATCAGGATCATTTGTGCCACAAGTTAACGTATTAGACGAAAACAAAGATGACAGCAGCCTTCCGTGGGAATAAGAAATACAGTATGGGTGAATACACCCGAACTGATAATGAAGAAAAAGCTAGACTATGGTGTCACGAAAACGATATATGTATAACACCAAGGCAAGCTAAATGGGGAGAGCCTATTTGGTATATAGATATAGAAAAAGGTAAATATCCTAATCGTAAAAAACTAGGATCAACACCTAATGTTTATGGACCAATTAGAATATGGGAGAAGATAAGTGAATATCAATTATATTATTACAATAAACATGGAAAATAAATTTTACAACGCTAATCACGCATACAATTACTTGTGGGATTATATAATAAGAAATGGTGTTGATTTTGACAATACAAAGGCTATATTTAATTGTGGCTTTACAATTGAAAAACCATTAGAAAATTATATAACAAACGAAGATCGTAATTGGAAGCCTGATTATGCTGAAGCCGAATGGCAATGGTACTTATCTGGCGATCCTAGTGTTAAAAAGCTAGGTGATATATATGGTAAGGTTCCACCTATATGGGAAAAAATGGCAGATGAAAATGGTCACGTAAGAAGTAATTACGGTTGGCAATGGCAACGTAATCATCAAATAGATTATGTAGTCAATAAGCTTAAAAACTATAAAGAAACAAGACACGCTGCTATAAGTATATACGATTGTAAAGAACACGGTACATATGAGTCTGATACTCCTTGTACATATGCTGTTCAATTTACAATACTTAATGATAAACTAAATATGTCTGTTTATATGCGATCTAATGATCTCTGGTACGGCTTTTGTAATGATCAATACTGTTTTAGTATGTTACAAAAACTTGTTGCAGAGAGACTGTCTATGGACACAGGGTGGTATTACCATCACGCACATAACATGCATATATATAACGATAAATTATGACATATTATATTTATCATATTCCAGGTAAAAAAATTGGTGTTACCTGTGATCTTAATAACCGGGTCACAGTTCAGCAAGGTTATAACCCTGATGAATATGAAATACTAGAAAGCTCTACTGATGTTGATTATATATCAACAAAAGAGAGAAAATTACAAAGAGAATATGGCTACCGGGTAGATATGGTACCATATAAAAACCTTAAACCAAAATCAAATATGAATATAAATATAACTGAACAGACCACAACGTTTCCAGTTCCGGTGGATAAATTAAAAGGTCAATTGTTTGATAATATGGGTATGTCTTGGCAAACTGATCACGGTAAGTTAGATATAACACCTAAAACAATAAACTGGATAATGAAAAACGTTAAAACTTCTATGTTTAATAATAATAGAAGTTATGTATATAACAAAGCATTTGCTAGGTTCTACGAAAACAATGATGTGTTTGAAAAACCAGTAGTTAAATGCTGTAAAAAACCTTTAAAAATGTTTGAAAACATTAGACAATGGGCTGATGAAAGAGGACTATACGATAAAGGTGATACTAAAACTCAATTAATCAAACTACAAGAAGAAATGGGTGAGCTAGCTAAAGCTACACTAGAAAACGATAAGCCAGAAGTTATAGATGCTATTGGTGATATGGTTGTAGTATTAACTAACTTAGCACATTTAAATAATGTAAACATAGAAACGTGTATATCAGAAGCATATAACGTAATATCTAAACGTACAGGTAAAATGGTTAACGGAACATTTGTCAAAGATGCAGATTAAAACTAAAGATAAGATAGTACAGGCTGTACTAAGGAAGATGGATAATCGTAGCATTACTGGCCAAAAGAAATATGGCCAAACAATGTGTAACGAAATAGAAACAGGCAAGAAAGGCTTGTGTATGTTTTTAACAGATGTACAAGAAGAGATAATGGATGCTTTATTGTATATTGAAGCTGCTAAAAAATGTATTGAAGATGAGAAGAAAGATTAGAAGAAAGAAAGGACCTGTTACAAGTAGAAAAGTTACTTGTGACGGGATAACTTTCGCATCAGGACTAGAAAAACACATGCATTTAGCTCTTAAAAAAGCAAAAATACAAGCTGTTTATGAAGGACATACTTATGAAATATTTCCAGCGTACCAGTTTGATACATCGGCTTATGAAAGATGCGCTAACGGTAAAGGTGACTATAAAGATCGTGGACATAAAAAGATATTAAACATATCTTATACACCAGACTTTATGGGTCAAGGATTTATTATTGAATGTAAAGGTAGAGCAAACGAAAGTTTTCCTTTACGTTGGAAGATGTTTAAAAAATATGTTAAAGAACATTTACCTAATGTTATATTGTATAAACCACAAAATCAAAAAGAATGCGAGGAAACAGTAAGGCTAATTTTGAAAAACAAAGGAGCAAGGAGATAGCAAGACGTATGTATGGCTTGAGAAAAATTGATACATTTATAAAATGGACAGTAACACAAAGAGGTTATTTAAAATGGAAGCACTTAAAAGAACAATATTTAAAGTATAACTTACCATGGGACGATTAATATTAAGCTCGTACACTTGGAAGCCTAAAAAGAAAAGACCAGGCATTCACGGTAAAAAGAGAAACACTAACAATAAAAACGGTAAGTACTATAATGGTACTGCTTATAGAGGACAAGGAAGATAATATGAAAAGTTGGGAATTAAGTTTTGGCCTGTTTACAGGATTTTTATTTGGATATAGATCGTATCCAGATGCAGAAAACAATAAGATAGATCATGTATTTTATGTATTTATATTTGACATTTGTTTAACACTACAATATTAATATGGGATTATTTGATAACAGAATAGCGTATAAACCTTTTGAGTACCCAGAGTATTATACTGAGGGTTGGTTGAAACAAGCTCAAGCGTTTTGGTTACACACAGAAATACCTATGTCAGGTGATGTAAAAGACTGGAATGAACATTTAACAAAAGAAGAAAAAAACCTAGTAGGAAATATACTACTAGGCTTTGCTCAAACAGAATGTGCAGTGTCTGATTATTGGACACAAAAAGTTGTAGGATGGTTTCCTAAACACGAGATACAACAAATGGCAATGATGTTTGGTTCACAAGAAACTATACACGCAGTAGCATATAGTTACTTAAATGAAACTTTAGGTCTTGAGGACTTTGAAGCTTTCTTACATGAGCCAGCAACAGCAGAGAGGTTTGATAATCTAGTGGCTTATGATGGTAATGATCCTGTAGAGATCGGTAAGTCTTTAGCTGTGTTTAGTGCATTTGCTGAAGGCGTTAGTTTATATTCTGCGTTTGCAGTTTTATATAGCTTTCAAATGAGAAACTTGTTAAAAGGTGTAGGTCAACAAATGAAATGGAGTGTAAGAGATGAATCATTACATAGCCGCATGGGCTGTAGATTATTCAGACATATGTGTGAAGAAAAAGACTTTTTAAAAGAGTCTTGTAAACCACATATAATAGAAGCCGCGCAAGTTATGCACGATGCTGAAATGAAATATATAGATAAGATGTTTGAAGCAGGAGATATTGAAGGAATGAAATCTTATGATTTAAAACAATTTATAAAGAAAAGAATAAATGAAAAACTTGTGGAGCTCGGATACAAAGAGCTCTCAAAAGAATTTAAATACGACGAAGAAGCGGCAAAAGAGCTTGATTGGTTTTATCATCTTACTGGTGGTCATACCCATACTGACTTTTTTGCTATTAGGTCGACAGACTACAGTAAAGCAAATGAGGGAGAAGATTTCGAAAATATCTGGTAAATAATATGTGGAGCAATAGATGGAAAAAAGGCGAAGACTACCCAGAGTGGGCAGACGCCGATGTATATAAAAAAACAATAACAGGAGGATATTTACATAATGGAGAAACACCAAGAGAAGCGTACAGAAGAGTTGCTAGAACGGTTGCGCAAAGACTACAGAAACCAGAAATGGAAGAGACGTTTTTTACGTACATATGGAAAGGTTGGTTATGTCTTGCGTCACCTGTACTTAGCAATACTGGTACTGACCGTGGCTTGCCTATTAGTTGCTTTGGTATCGATGTTGCTGATAGCATTTACGACATAGGTACTAAAAACCTAGAAATGATGCTACTAGCTAAGCATGGCGGTGGTGTTGGTATTGGTCTAAACATGATAAGACCTTCTGGTGCAAATATTACAATGAATGGTACATCAGATGGTGTTGTACCTTTCTGTAAAATATATGACTCTACAATACTAGCTACCAACCAAGGAGCTGTAAGAAGAGGTGCTGCATCAGTTAACTTAAATATAGATCATAAAGACTGGGAAGACTGGTTAGAAATAAGAGAGCCTAAAGGTGATGTTAATAGACAATCATTAAACCTACATCAATGTACTATAATTGGTGATAAGTTTATGCGTAAGCTTAGAGATGGTGATAAAGTTGCAAGACGTAAATGGGGTAAATTGCTACAAAAGCGTAAAGCAACAGGTGAACCTTATATAATGTACAAGGGTAATATTAATAAAAATAACCCAGCTGCATACAAAGATAATGCTCTGAAAGTATTTATGACAAATATTTGTTCAGAGATAGTATTACACACGGATGAAAACCATAGCTTCGTTTGCTGTTTATCTAGTTTAAACTTAGCTAAATACCACGAATGGAAAGACTCTAATTTAATATATGATAGCATATGGTTTTTAGACGGTGTATTAGAAGAGTTTATACAGAAAGCAAAAAATAGAAGAGGATTTGAAAACGCTGTAAGATCTGCAGAAAAAGGTAGAGCACTAGGTTTAGGTGTTTTAGGTTGGCATACATATCTACAACAAAAAGGATTTCCTTTTGAAGGATTATTAGCACAATATGAGACAAGAAGAATATTTTCACAAATTAAAATTGAAAGCGAAAGAGCTAGTATGGCTTTGGCAGAGCAGTATGGAGAACCTCTTTGGTGTGTTGGAACTGGTTTTCGTAATACTCATTTACGTGCTATTGCTCCTACTGTTAGCAATAGTAAGCTTGCTGGTAATATTTCACCGGGTATTGAACCTTGGGCTGCTAACGTCTTTACAGACCAAAGCGCAAAAGGAACTTTCATCCGAAAAAATCCAACTTTAATAAAAGAATTAGAAAAACATAAATTAAACAATAAAAAAACATGGGACCAAATACTGAGAGACGGAGGTTCAATACAAGGTATCAAACAATTAGAGAACGTTACTATAGGAGAACACAACGTACCTATAAAAGAAGTTTACAAAACTTTTAAAGAAATAAATCAATTAGAGTTAGTTAATCAAGCTGGTATCAGACAGCAATATATAGATCAGTCTGTAAGTTTGAATTTAGCTTTCCCTTCACAAGCAGATCCTAAATGGATTAATAAAGTACATTTAGAAGCTTGGAAAAAAGGTATTAAAACTCTATATTATATGAGAACCGAGTCTGTATTAAGAGGTGATATTGCATCTCAAGCTATGGACCCTAACTGTTTAAGTTGCGATGGATAATATAACAATAAAACAAATACTAGATCCAGTCGATCCTAAGAGGTTCTGGCTGAACTATTGGGGTAAAAAACATTTAGTTATTAGAAGAAATACATTTAAAAATTTATTTAAATGGCATGATTTTACTAATTTATTAAATGGTTACCCTAGAAATTTAAACCACTTACAGATACTAGATTATGATGGTAAAGGTAATAAGTGGTGTTTAGATAAAGTAAATAAAGGTAAATTAAAATTACCTATGTTAAAGAAAAAAGAAGTATTAGACCTGTGGAGGTCTGGTAAAACATTTGTTCTTTCAATGGCAGAATATACTAAACAAGACTTTGTTGAAATATGCGATGAGCTTGAAAGATATTTTGAAAGAGGTCAAGTTAATATATATTGCTCAAGTAAAAAAGATGCTGTTGGTTTTCCAGCGCATTGCGATAGTACAGAAAACTTTTTGTTTCATACAGAGGGTAAAGTTAAATGGACTATATATGATAACTCTGCACCTGAAAGAAAACCTGGAAAGGTTATTGATGAGTTTGTTTTAGAAGCTGGAGATTTATTGTACATACCACAGTACAGATACCATAAAGCCGAATCACTTACGCCTAGAATATCTATAAGTATTCATTTTCCAAACAAACAAAATCAATCATTAAAAAAGTTTCAGATAACTAAAAAAGGTGTGAAAAGAGATGGTTGGTATAACTGGATGCCCGAAGATTTATATTATGATGCTAAAGGTAATAGCACAAGAGATGTACCTAGAAAATTTAGGATGGGCGGAACACGATGGAAAGAAACGTATTTTAATAATTTAAAAAAATGAATAGAGTAGCAATAGTAGAAGCTCCTCACAATATTAGAAACGCAACGTTAATGCCTAATTTGAATAAGGCGTTTTGCGCTAAATGGGTTATTGACAATGTAGAAAAGATAGAGGATATTGAAACAAAGGATTATGATTGTTTAATATTGTTTGGTGATAAAGAAAAATTACAAAAAATAGTAAATGAAAGCAGGTAAAATATGGGGTAAAACAGAAATGATACATAAAAATGGTGTCATGGAGTTTCACCGAATAGAATTTAATAAAGGATTTAAATGCTCTGAACATGAGCATAGATTTAAATGGAACGGATTTTTTGTAGAATCCGGTAAAATGCTTGTCAGGGTATGGCAAGAAGATCAAGGTCTTGTTGATGAAACAATACTTGAAGCAGGTGATTTTACTATGGTAAAACCTGGTAAGATACATCAGTTTGAAGGTGTTGAAGATGGTGTTGCTTTTGAATTATATTGGGCTGAGTTTAATCACGATGATATAATCAGAAGAACAGCTGGTACTAAGACATGAAAAACATAGCGGTAGTTATACCAGCAAGACTTAATAGTACTAGACTCAAACACAAAATGTTAATGAAGTTCGATGATGAACCTCTAATACGTCTTGTGTTTGATAAAGTACGTATGATGGGATATGATACATTTGTAGCAACAGACAGCAAGCGTATTGCTAAACTGTTTCCTATGAAATGGTGTATACAAACAGGTAAAGCCGATAACGGTACACATAGATTATCTAAACGAGTTGTATTAGATTTAGTAAATGGATATGATTATGTATTAAACATACAAGGTGATATGCTTGATATAAATCTAGATACAATTAAACCTATAATAAAAGCATTAAACAAAAAAGATGTAGTATGTTTAACTGCATATACTAAAGGCGCTAAATCAGATGATGTTAAAGTTATACATCAAAATGGTAAAGCAATGTGGTTTACAAGATCTGACATAGGTTATGGTGATAGACACTTAGGTATATATGCTTATAAACCTTATTTGTTAAAAGCATATAGAGCTATGAAAGATAAATATAAATCAGAAAACTTAGAACAAAACAAAATATTAGGTTTATACGATATTGATGTAGTTGAAACTACATATAATGGCGTAGAAATTAACACTTATAATGATATAAAATGAAATATGCAGAAAAATACAAAGCACTACACGAAGGTGCTGAATATAAAATAAAATATCCAGACGGCGAATGGAGAGTAAAAAAAGGTAACTATGGTAATGGTGCAGGTTTTAAAACTGTACTAAAACCTGTTAAAAAGTGGGTTGATGAAAACCCTGGCACAATGTTATTAGATTATGGTTGTGGATCTGGTATGGTTTGGGATAATAAAATGGCTATTTACAACGGTGAAAAATATACTAAACCAGGTAAACGTGTTCCTGAAAAATATGACGCCATGACACTTACACAGTTTCTTGGTGAAAACTTACAGGGTTTTTACAGGTACGATCCTTTTCACCCTAAGTATTATATGAGACCACCAGATATTAAATTTGATTTAACAGTTGTTAATGATGTTATAGAGCACGTGCCATTAGAAGAGCTGCCTGCATTGTTAAGAGATATAGCTGATTTAACGTGTACTTGTGGCGCAATAGTAATGTCAATACCACAAAGCCCTTCACACGCGCATTTTATGGACGGTGAAAATATGCACTGCACGTTAATGCCAAGAGGTGAGTGGAAAAAATTATTAAGAAAATATATACCAAAACATAAAATAATAATAAATTTTACTCCATGAAAAAACCGATATTAATAGCTGGTCCGTGTAGTCTAGAAGGTAGAATACAAGCTCATGAAATATCTAACAAATGTCAAGAGCTAGCGGACAAATATGGCTTTGACTATTATTTCAAAGCTTCATTTGACAAGGCTAATAGAACGTCTGTAAACTCTAAACGAGGTATTGGTATAGACAAAGCTATAGATATATTTGCTGAGTTGAAAGATTTAGATAGTTGTAAGATTACAACAGATATACATGAGCCTTGGCAAGCAGATAGGTTAGCTGACGTTGTAGACATTATACAAATACCAGCTTATTTATGTAGACAAACTGATTTATTAGTTGCTGCAGGTAATACGTTTAGAAATATTAATATTAAAAAAGGACAGTTTATAAATGGTAGTAATATGGTGCATGCTGTTAATAAAGTTAAAAGTACAGGTAATAATAATATTATGCTAACTGAAAGAGGTAGTATGTTTGGTATGGGTGATCTTGTTGTAGATTTTAGACAGATCGTAGATATGAAAGAGTTAGGTGTACCAGTTATAATGGACTGCACCCACTCAACACAAAGACCTAATTCAGGTAGCACAACGGCTGGTCAACCACGCTATGCTATACACATTGCAAAAGCTGCGAAAGCAGTTGGCGTTGATGGTTACTTTTTTGAAGTACACGAAAATCCTAGCGCTGCATGGAGTGACGGGTCTAATATGATTAAGTTAGATAAATTTGAAGAAATATTAAAACAATTAGTATGAGAGTATTTATAGGGCATGATAGCAGATACCCAGACGCTACTAAAGCATGCTACAATTCGATTAAAGCATATAACAAAAACATTAAAGTAATACCTTTATATAAACATAAGTTAATAAACAAAGGTGTGTATGGTAGAAAAGATATACAAGGTGAATCAACAGAGTTTTCATTTACTAGGTTTTATGTGCCACTTATGTCTGCCTACAAAGGTGTGTCTATGTTTTGTGATAATGACTTTATATTTAGAGATGATGTTGCTAAAATTTTTAAACAACTAAACGATAGAGATTTAGTAGCTTGTGTTAAGCATAAGTATTATGAATCAAAATCTACCAAAATGGACGGCATTGTAAATAAAGCGTATCCAAGAAAAAACTGGAGTTCATTAATGGTTTTTAATAATGAAAAGTTAAAAGATATTTTAACAAAAGAATATTTAGACAATGCTAGCGCTGCGGATTTACACCAATTAGCTTGGGCTGAAAACAAAATAAGTGAGATTGATAAAATATGGAATCATTTAGTTGGAGAACAAGATGGTTCTAGTAACGCTAAGGGTATACACTTTACAAATGGTGGACCTTGGTTTAAAGAGTATAAAGATTGTGAATTTGCAAATGAATGGAGAAAGATATTAGGAAAATAGTAAAAGATAAATCAGTTATATTTGTTGGTAATTCTGTAGAAATAATGAAGCATGAACATGCTAAATTTATAGAAAGCCACGATATAGTTGTTAAGTTTGGTAGAGCATTAGAAGCTACATCATTACAAGAAAAATCACTAAGCGAAAGAGTTGATGTATGGGTTACTGGTCAGTTTAGATCTCATGCGTTTAGAAAAATGAAAGATCATTTTAAACCTGGTGGTAAGTTTGAAAATACACATATATTACTAAATAGATCAAGAGGTAACTTTCATTTAAAAGAGTTTGTTATTGAAAAACATATGTGTCCTCATTTAATAAAATATGGTTATCAAGAAATGTATAGTGATAAAGAAATTATTGATACTATGAAAGTTTTTGATAAAGATATTATAGGTACTGATCTTAGACCATCAAGTGGTTTTCTAACTATATTGTGGTTTATAGAAAAAGTTAAAACATATAAAAGCTTATCATTGATAGGCTTTGATTTCTTTACAAAATCAACACCAGCTAAAAGAGTTGGATATAATAAAAAATCTAAAAAATCAAACATAAGCGCACACGATCCACATAGCTGGCATTTACCTATATATTTAAGGGCAGCAAGTGCTCATGATACTTATCTCGAAGAACAATTTGTTTCTTGGTTAACAAGAACAAATCAAGTTACTTGGCATATATTAAGTGATTTAAAAAAGAGAAGTATTAAGTATACAGGCTGGGCAAAGAACTTACCAATGATAATAACAGCCTCTAATGAAAGAACTAAATATTACAAATCAAGGGTTAAAACTACTTAGCGCCACAAGGCTTACCATTAGCTATATTAACCCATTTTTCTTTTTGGAACCAATCACGTAGTGTAGCTCCTTTTTTTCTAGCGCCTTTTACATTAGACTTACTAGATCTTTTATATTTACCTTGAGCTGCAGCACTACGTTTAGCACGTATTACTTTTTGCTTTTCAGCTTTGCTCATGCTTTTGTATTTATTATATGGCAAACAAACTTTCTTTGTTCCACCACCTTTAATTTTACTTTTTGGCATTTTTAGGTTTTTTATGACCACATCCTTTCTTCATAAGTGCTTTATGTTTTCTAAGACTACTTACATCATGGACAGATCCGTCCTTACAATACATTTTATGATTTTTCATTTTTTGATTTTAAAGTTTTATTAGCATCTTGTTCCCATGGTAATTTTCTACTCTTTGTATTTATTTGATCAGTAGCTATTTTTAAGCTTTTACCGCCTGGGTTAGCTTTCCATTTGTAGTATAAACTATTAAATTGTAATTGAGGTTCATGATCTTTACCAAATAAACTCATTTGTCTTTTGTGTCCTTTTTCATGCTTTATAGTTTCAAGCATTTGTTTAGGTTTTAAATCTTTATTTACAAATATAGTTTTATTCTCATCAATATAACCCCAATGTTTTCCACTAGGCATATCAACAAGCTTAACGACATTATCTAGTTTGTTAGAACTTGGATGCAAGCTTAACAACTGATGAAAAGATTTCATTTTAAATCCCATTACTTCTTTTTTCTTCTAGTTTTTCTTTTGGTTTTTTTACCTTTTTTCTTTTCGTTTTTTGATGCCCAAACCGCTTTACGTTGAGCTGCACTAGCATATCCCATTATCTTCTTTTTTTAATTTTTACACAACTACCTTTAGAGTATTTTTTAGTGCCAGCTTTTCTTTTGTAGCCTTTCCAGCACTTAGGCATGTAATTATTTTTTACCACCTTTTCCCATTTTACCTGGTCCGCCTTTTTTAGTGCATCTTACACCCCATCCTGAAGCGTAGGCGCTAGGCCATACTTTAAATTTTCTTTTTGCAGCTGATTTACAAGCTGGACTAATTTTTCCCATTTCCTTTAATTTTTTCGATTGAACTAATACCAAAGCAACCTAGTGTAACCCATACAAATGAGTTATAAACTACTTCATTAATAATAAGATCTTTTTCAGCTATCACACTTGTTGCTAAATCTGCTACAGCAAATAATGTCATTACTATAAATGACATAAATCCTATAACATTTTTTTCATTAATTTCGTTTTTATCTTTAAATAATGCCCACATAATATTTATTTTTTACCACCACGTGAATATGGAAATAAAGCATTCATAGCTTTACGCCTACCTTCACAACCACATGGTATATTTAAACCTTTTGATACTCTATCTACAGCTGTCTTAATGCCAGTCTTAGTAGTGAATTTATGTATAGTGTCTCCTAATCCTCTTGATTTCATAATATTAACATTTCCATCTACGTCTAGCAGCTTTACCTCTTTCACCGGTCCAACCTTTTGATCTAGCGCAAAATGATTTTCTTCGTTTAGCAGCTTTACTACCAGGCTTTACTTTACCTGTTACTGCTGTTTTTAATTTACTACCAGGGTTTTTACGTTTATAAGCTGCAACTCCTTTTTTAGTCATACCAGCACCTTCTTTAGTAGTTCTAAAGTTTCTATTCTTACCTTTAGTAGTTTTTCTTACGTCTGGTTTTGGCATAATTAATTATTTTTTTTAGGATTATCTTTTGCTGGATTAGGTGGGTTTATAACTGGTCTATTTGGCGGTCTATTAATAGTTGGCGTATTATTATTATTATTATAATTGCTATTACCACTATACAAAGGTTTATGTACGTTGTACAAACCTGGATGATAATATGGTTTATCCCATCTAGTGTAGTAACCGTTGTATGGTCTATACCAATCATAACCAACCACGTTATATACTACGTTAGGTCTTATATCTCTGATAGGTATTTTTAAAGTATCACCGTTTTCAGTTAATGCTAACACGTGAGTTACTTGAGGCCCTTTGCTTTGATAATAATAAGGTGAACAACTAGCTAACATAGCAAGTAATAATATTGCTAGTAAAACTGTTATTGATATTACTCTACCTAAGTCTCTTTCTTTATCTGTCATATTACCATGTATTTAGTCTTACCGTTTTCATGATAAGCTTTTAAACATCTTTTTCTGTTTTCACCTGGATTTACATAGCTTACGTGTACCCACGCTGGATTACTATCATCACCAAACTCCCATATCATTTGATCAAACTCTAAGTTTTCTTTAATAAACTTATACATATCACAATTTTTCATGTGACCAAACGTGTCGTCTATATCCATTGCTTGACCGTGACAATGTTGTGATTTTGCTGACCCACCGATTGCAGCATTAAGTTCAGGTCCACGATAAAACGAATTTATCTTTATAGGACCTCCTACGTGCGTTCTAAGAGGTTCAAATACTTTTTCTGCTAATAGCTTCATGTTTTGTAAATGAGCATCAGAGGGATCGTTTTTTAAACCAAGTCTCAAAGCAGTTATACTATATACACCTTCTTTGTAACTTATATGTTTACTTATTTTATCCATTTTTAATTGCTTTTTTGACAGCTCTAGCTTTAGCTTTTATTTTAGCTGCTTTAGCTATTATAATATCATCTACTGTAGTTTTACTCCACAGTAAAGTCCATACGTCTTTCCAGTATTGTTTTGTTAATTTCCACATAATTTATTTATTTAGCATCCGCAACAAAACGGACAGTTAGGTATTCCACACATATCTTAAAATTTACTTGCATTATTAATTTCATTAATGGCTTCTTGAATATCGTTTAAATCTGCTGGTAGCATTAAATCTAAACCAGCTTTAAAAACAGTTTCTTTTATACCGTCTTTAAATATTATTAACGTGGGTGCCATACGAACCCTGTATTTCTTTTTTGCTTCAGGAGCTTTTGATATATCAACTCTATAATAAACAGCGTTTTTTATTGTTTCCCACTCAGCAAAGCAATTAGCTTCATTAAATTTAGCCCAAAACTCTACAACAATAGGTTTTGTTTCATCATCACCAAAAGCATTGTTACTGTTTATTTTATCTTCAAAATTTGAATCATCTATCCAATATTTTTCTGGAACGTCTTGTTGTGCAAATGATATAAATGGTATTAAAATTAAAATTAAAATGTTTTTCATTATTTATTTTTTTGTATTTCATATAATCTTTCATCAATTTTATCTAATTGATCTCTCATAGCCTCAACATCTTCTTGAGTATCCATAATTGTTTGGCGTATTAACTCGTCTTTCAGATCATACTCTATTCTATCAATAACTGGAGCGGGAAGCTCTTTCGCCTCAGCTATATCGGCTTGTAAAGTAAACCACATTGCTGCCAAGCTAAATATGCCTGCACCAGCTAAACCTATAGTTTTTAAATCTATTGTAACTTTAGTTTCTTCTGATATTTGTTTTGCCATTTTATTTATCTTTTAATTCTTCAATTATTGACATTAATTTGTCTACATCTTTCTGTAGGTATTCAATTCTTAAATCTTGTTTAGCATCATCAGGTAATGCACCCATTTCACCTCTTGGCCATTTAATTCTAAATTCATCGTTTAGTGTTTGGTTATATTCTAACCTAACAAGCGTGGAGTCTATAGCTC